ATAAAGGAAGTACTCCAGAAAGTAACTGTTTCTTGCTGCTTTAGATTACCATACAGCATTTCAAATTCTGCATCTGTTGGCATTTCAAACATGTACTTAACCATGTTCTTATAAGGAATTTGATAAAGTGCAGATTTGTCGTCATGATCTCCCGGAAGAAATCCGATTTCCCTAGTAGAAACCAGAGATCTTACAACCACAATTTTTTGGTATGGTGTGATTTCATTCAATACATCTTTAAGTGCTAGGTAAAGAGCACAGAAAGTTTTTCCTGTTCCTGCACATCCATATACAAATAAGTGCTTATCAGATTTGTAAGCATCAAAAAGTTTTTTTTGATTTTCTGTGACCGGATTAATATCAAGAAGGAGATCTGTATTGATTGGTTTCCTTCTTTTCATTTGCTTTGCTGTCATGCCAATTCCAATTGGCTGCAGATCATTGCTTCTTCTTTTTCTTGCCATTAGATTTTTTTTACACGAGAACCAGGGGATTTTGCTGCTTTAGCAAGGACATCATTCCATCCAGGATTTTTGCTGATTAGTTTGTTCCTCCAATCACCAGTCTCTCCTGGACTTGCACATCCTTCAGACCAATCTCTTTTCCATTCGGGATTGTCTGTATACCATTGCTGAATGTCATGGACACTCATTTCAATCTCTTTCTTTTCCCCAGTTTCAATATGAATAACGGGATAAATTGCCATAAGTTATGATTTCAAGATAATTTATTTAGACCCATTCGAGTGCTTCTGCGACTGAAGGGAACTGTTCTTTAAAGACTTCTTTGCAGGCAAGTGCAATATCCATATGCTCTTTTTGGGTTCCGTTTGCCGAACGAAGATTAATATAATGAATCCAAGACCTGCACGAGCCAGTCATATAGATTCTTGTAGGTGTTGCTAGAGGGAGTACAAACCTTGCACATTCTTTTGCTACACCCTGATTTAGAAGACGATTGTAAAGTTGTTGTGCTTTAGAAAAGTGTTCTTGGATCTCTGCTTCAAGAACAAGTTTAAGATATCCATCGAGATCATCAGTGGAGTTTTGACGGTTCTTTGTATCTTGACGACGAAGTTCTGGAACAGGAATATGCTGTGACAAAAGATTTGTATCAGCATACCGTTGCGAAAATTCCTGGTATGTGAATGAACGGTGTCGAAGAATTTGTGCTGCTATTCCACGATTAGTTCCAATCTCAAGAGTCATTGTAGATTGTTCAAACACACTCCAATGATTATGTTTAATACAATACTTTAGAAGACCAGAAAAGTTTTCATTGTCTTGGTTAGCAGGGTTGGAAACTCTGGCAATATATGCCATTGTCTTTTCTGCATCAGGAGTGATAGAAATTAGTTTAACTGTTTGATTCATCGTTCTTCCCATTCATATGTTTAATTTTAAGTGCTTTTTGGGCAAGTTTTTTTGCTCTCTTTAAGTATAAGAGTTCACCCTCAGTATACAACCAAGGTTGCTTCAATGCCTTTTTAGCAAGTTTAATAGTGTCTTTAAATCTCATCTACATAAACCTCATCATAATCCTCATCAAAAGGAGTTATTGAATCATATTCATCAACTATTGGAGGATCTTGTTCCTGTTCCAGTTCTTCCTTAAGAATTCTGACTAAAGACTCAAGATTTTTAACAACCAATCTTACCTTTTCTAAATCCATATCAATGTATGATCTCAAACAATTATACACAAAAAAAGGGGGGAAGTCAATCCCCCAGTCATTAAGCAATTTGTGGTTGCTTTGCCATATTGATTTGAGCAAGGTGAAGTAGTTTTTCTCTCTTTGCCTTTCTCTTAAGATAACGAACAAAGTAAGTATTCACTTAGATACCTCCTTGTTATTGTTACAAGGACGATATCCAACTCCACGATAAGTATTTTGTGGATGAGAAGGAGAATGAGTTTGGTTATACCAAGAAACATATTCCTTTTTTGCATCTTCAGTATCGTACTGACATCCTCTATAAACGACTTTTGACATTAGGGTTCTCCTTAATGGTTTAGGTTAAAGAGCGTTCCTTCAGTCGGCTTTTGCGTCCAGAAAACATCCTTTTTTTGTTACTTGCTTAACTTCCCAAATAATATCATTCTTAATTTCGGCAGTAAGTTTTGGATGAGTGTTGACTCTCCCAATCATAAATTGCGCCTGCAAACAAGTTAATAAAAGTGTCTCCATAGATGAACGATCCGTTCCGAGTCGGCTTACTTCCGTCCCAAAGGGATGAACGTAATTTATGTATAAAATTTATAATGTAACTTTTGATACTATTTAATCTCTTTGTCTCCAATCATCTGGTTTGGAGTCGGTGAAAAAATCAATAATATCATCAACTCCATCAAATCTAGTCTTATGATTTGATGGATCGGGGTCTCCTAAATCAAGTTGGTTTAAAAAATCATCCATATCTCCTTCTTGCATATCTGGATTAGCTGCACGTCTTCTAGCTTGCCTCAATATAGTTGATGCAGACCTATTTGCATTAGAGAGTTTTTCCGCCCAAATAATATCCTCTAAACTTACCTCTTCGTGCTTCATTATCCTATTACAAATCTCCTCCAGTCTCAGTCTGTACGCAGTAGACAGCATAGTAACTCTCCAGATATAGTTTATTTATTTTATCTTTCGATATAACTTAAAGTATGATCCTTGGCACACAATTGTTCAATAATCATATCACATCCAATTTTAGGATCACAATCCCCACAGGTATAAACATCCACTGCTGCCTTTCCTTCCTCAGGCCAGGTATGAATACTAATATGACTTTCAGATAACAAGCAAATTACAGTGACACCCTGCGGTTCAAACTTCTTCGAAATTGTTTGAACTACAGTAGCACCACTAGAAATGGCAGCACTTTCCAACAAACTTATGAGACATTTTTCATCATCAAGAAGAATAAATGAACATCCATATAAATTTAACAAATAATGCTTTCCCATCATTTTTTCTTTTTAGATTTCTTAGAGTCCCACAATTTTGGATTTACTGTCCCATCGGTCCATTTAATATCAGATGGTGATCCTTTCCCATATGTATCGTAATAATAATCAAAAATAGATACCTTAGAAGATGCCTTAACGACATCATAGGATATAGCATCTTCATTCAAATAAGTAACCAGATAAGAATCTAAAGGAAGACTCTTATCTTTTGCGACAATAGGATCACAATTCTTATGAATAATTTTCAAGCATTTTCCCCCCAAACAATATCAGGAAAAGCATCTTGAACAACTGCTTTAGTAATCTTATATCTCTTGTGCAATTGCTTATCTTTGATTAAACAAACAATCTCTGCTTCAGATTTATGAAGAGATTCACAAAGTTGAATGAACAGCACTTCTCGTTTTGTTTGATTAAGATTGTTTACTCCTTTGACAAAATGATTAAATTTTGTCCACTCGTGAATAAGTTTCGTATGAGTAGTTCCCTCTGGAGCATCATTTGGAGTATATGGAACTTCCCCATCAGGTATAGCAGATTCGATTCTATTGTCAAAGTTCCAAATCAAAACTGCCCTGAGAGCAGGACTATCATAATGACGAAGAATATGAATCTTTTCTTCTCTGGTTTTTGCGTTAGATGTTCTTTGAATAATTTCAGACACCAACTGATTTGCTGGCAACTTCATACTTTAATCTCCATTTAATTAATCTTCGTAATCTTCCTCGGGATCGACTTGCTCAAATCTAAAGGCAATAATCTCATCCGGATAAACATTTCCATCCTCATCAAATAATTCTGGATGTAAATTCTCAGGTCTTCTTGACCAAACGTATTCTCTGAATACCCAACCACCTATAACACCAACAGTGAGTGCAAGCATAACAAAAAGAACTGAAAATACTAAGGTGACTGCTAACATTTTAGTGCTCCTATACTACTTTTGCTTCCTTATATCAAAGGAAAAATTAAAGTAGATGGTAACTTCTCTATTGAGGAAAGAAACCACCTTCTCAAAACAAACTTTAAATGTCTTAACTTTTGTGGGTTCTCTCCTTAATATTAACTCAACACCTCGATTTATTTGCGAGGAATCATTTTTATTTATAGTGCTCATTATAACATATTATTTTCCTTCAGATATTTAACAGTATCTGAACATCCCCCAAGATGGTTGTCACCATATGTTACCTGGGGAAATGTTGATCCGGGTCCAAATTCAGAATAAAAATCTTCTTTGCTGAAATGAGTTCCTAAAACATACTCAACAACTTGGTATCCCTTTTCTATACTTAAAGAGTTAAGAACCTGAAGAACCTTTACGCAATATGGGCAACCATATTTCGAATAGACTGTAAATGCCATAATTATTAAAATCCTAAATGTTTAGATCTAACGTAGTTTAAATCGTATGTAGTATATGATATAGGGAATGATGTATTGTCAAATGGATGTAAAGTTGGACAGCATGTTCTCCATCCAGGTCCCCATTTATTATTCATATATTCAAAATTAATAAGATTAATTTGATCAAGTTTATCGGATAGTGATGGATCAGTTTTTTTAGTTTGACTTCCACCCCTTTCCTCATAATACCCACCCTTTTCCAAGTGACCATGATAATATGTTTTAGACAATCCCACAACCTTGCTGATGGGTCTATGAGCAAATCTCATAATATAATCAGCATCTTCAGTATATGCTGGATACAAATTCTCATCAAACAATCCGAATTGTTGGATGATGTGATCTCGAATCAAGAATAGTTCCCAACTTCCAAGATTAAAATCTCCACTATTGGCGTGAATCATACCAATATCAGGATCAGATTCTGAAGTTAAATAAAATTCTTCTAGTAATCCTGGTCCAAATGAAATATCATCATTGACAATAATCCAATATGGAGAATTCATATAACATTTAATTATTAAATTAAATGCTCCAGAACATCCTATATTAGATGGCATGTGACATACCTTTATATTATCAATAAATTTTTTATTTAAATGCCTTAGGTTATCTAATTCATCATCAATTTCACCTCTTCCATTATTATTAATAATTACAAAATTTTCCACTGGATAATCTACACTCATGATGAGTCTGGAAACCCAATAAGAACTATTGACAACAGCAGTGCCTATAACTGGAATTTTATTCATTTGCCTTTATTATGATTATCCTCAATGGTGTCAAAGAAAAACATGTGCCATAACCTACAATTCTCTAAAGAATGCCCAAAATATTCTGACGCTGCGTGAATACACCCACCATTAAAAATGACCAATCTATTGAAAACATTCCCAGCAACATCGACAACTTGATATGGTGTTTTATCTAAAAATGTATCTCCAGAGAAAACTTCTTCTAAAGGTTCTGAGTTATGTCGAACACGAGTTTTTCTATGTGCATATAATGAAGTTCCACACTCAAATGGAGCATCTGGTGTTAAGTATATCATACCAGCCCATTTTTGAAAATCACAATGGTAAACCAATTTTTCACCAGCCCAATTATGCTGAAACCTACCATTCATGCCATGAGATTCCCATTCTGTTATGGTCATTCCCATAATATCTTCAAATGTCTCTTTAATGCCTGGGAAGAAGAACTGCTTTCGAGTTCTTCTTCCAATATATCCCTCATCATCATAGAACTCTTGTTGCAATGCATATTCTCGCACAGCATATGGATCCGCATAAAAATCATCAACAATCCACATTGCAGGTCTTCGTTTTGGTTTATGATTTACTCTAAAGTAAAGTTGCTCAGGATGAGATATTTTAGTGATATTCATGACTTAATAAAAATATTTTTTGCTTTTTTAATGCGGGTAGAAGTATCCCTCAAATTAGTTAGTGCATCTTTATCTACTAACTCAGGATGTATCCACCAGTCTTCATAATCTTTCCAATCATTTGGGGACACATTTGCAATTACCAATTCATAACCCTTCGACTTCAAATAATCTCTAGATTTATTTTTATATGACTCAGAAGGGTCCGTATAATAATCATGCTCGTATGTAATTACTGCAAATCTATAAGAATCGAAAGGTATTTTTTTCAATATCTCAAAAGTTACTCCTGGTGGATCGCAGTCTAATTGCAAATAATCTATATCTTTACTATCAAATTTCTGCTCCAGGAATTCATTATAGTCAATATCTAAAGCATTTTGAAGTAGGCATGGATTGGATCTTTCATTAGAGTGTTGTTCGACGAATTCTTCGGAAAGATCTAATCCAATTCCAGTCCACCCAAAAGTAGTTTCGAGCAACGCAGTATTATTTCCATAATATGAACCACCAGATCCAATTTCCAAGTATGTTCCTTGCTGTTTTCCATTAAGCATACTCAACACAAACATATCTTGAAATGCTTCAGAATAGTTATTTAATATAGTTTCGGATCCCGAAAACTTATATCGAAGTTTATTGTATTCTGAATTATTATATGGTTCAAATGAATTATTAGAATCAATTCTAATTAATTCATTGAAGCATTTTCTTTCATAATTTATATCTCCTGGATAATTCATCAAAATATATTTAAATATATTTCTCGAATCATCGCAAACTCCACATCTCCACCCATTGTATGCTTTATGATACAACAACCCTTGCAATCCAGGATAACCGACATCATACTTTAATGGATCTATAGTATTATTTTCAGCAAAATAAGATCCAATAGATGCAGTTACATATGCATCAGTCCAAGAACCATCTTTAGTTTTCTCAGATTCGTGGAACTTAGATAGAAAATAATATGCCTCTGGTCTGTTTGGACAAGTTGATATCGCATTCTGATACAGACCCTTTACAGTAAAGTTTCTAGATCCTTGCCTCTCAAAGCACTTCGCAGCAAGAATTAGGCAAAGATATTGATACTCCTTGTCTGGAGTTCGTTCTGCTGTTCTCAAGTAATATGACACAGCAATAGCAGTTTGCCCTATTGTATCATAATACTTAGCAAGATTGAAATTATTGTCCGGAACTTCTGGTTGATTAATATACGTAATCAAATACTCATCTAAAAAATTCATATGTCATTAAAAATTTATTACAGTAATTTTATTCATGCGTGCTTAACTCCAAATTTTTTCAAACTACCGTCCATAGTAATGCAAATTGGAGAAAATTTCAACTCAGATTCATCTGACAAAATATATTCTCTGATTTGTGATGGGTAATGTACTCCAAGGTGCTTCTTCAAAACAATAAATCCACATTCATCTTCAACTAAAGTACCGTCAGTTAATTTTAATGGAATTTTTAATATGTTTGAAGTATTTTCCATTACAACTTGAGTTGTCCAATTAATATATTCAGGAAGATGTATTTGGTCAAGATAACTGAAATAGAAAAAACAATCATCATCAAAGGTATGTAGTATTTCAAATATTGAATCTTCGATTAGAGTTTTTTTATTCTCCAAATCTACATCATCAATTTGAACTACTTCAATTTTATTTAATGGATCGGGAATAAGATTTAGAGTTTCCAAATCATTTTCGGTTACTCCAGAAATTACAAATTTATAGCAAAATTTATAGAGTCTACTGATCCTAAATTTTAATAATTCAATATTGTCTTGATATACAAAACAATCTACAAATTTAATATTTTCCATTTATAAATTCAACCACTACATGAGAAGGGCACTTCAATATATATGCTCCATTATCCTGATACCCAAAAGTAAAAATGAAGTCATCACCTAACTTTTGCATACCTACACAAAATTCTACATGGGCATCCATAAATGAAAATTCTTTTGAATATGCAAAAACATTAAAGTTTTCATCCCAAACAATAAAACGATGCAAATACTTTGCGTCCTTTCTACCTACTTCACTCTGAAGAAATTCTACTTCATGAGTAACTGCAATATAATAATCATCAACTTTAATAACTTGAGAACCACCTCTTAGATCTCTAGGAAATCTAATGTATTCTGATGTGCTAATAGTTTCAGAATTTCCAGTTTCTGGATCAACCTTTACGACCTCAGTTGGACTCGTCCATTTTACATAATGATATGGTTTATCAATAATAGGCATCCAATTCTTTTCACAATATGAATTTGGATCTTTTGGTGGAGCAATCCGAACCCTACTAACTTCCTTCACCCCATCCGAAGTCACAGCAATTTCCGATAACTCCATCCTACCTTGCCCATTGGTTGTAGTATCCCTACGAACTCCAGTAAGATAAAGTTTCTCATCCCAACGAACTAATCGAGCATCTTCAAGACCTACAAAGTCCCACATTGGTTCGTATGTATCAAATTCTGAAGTATCAACTTTATGATATCTAATGATATTTAATTGACCATCCAATTCACAATACCAGTTCCAAGTCCTGAGATGCATGTCATGTTCAGGATGAATATAAGTCAATGGTCCCCATTGATGCTGAAATAGTTTTTCCTCCGAATGGTAAAATGTATAGTTTACGTGCCTAATATTAATCAATATTTTCCCATTGTCAATAAGGACTGATGGGTTCATGAGTCCAGTTCCTTCAGTTAATGATGATGGAATAATTAATGGTGCAATTTTTCCACCATTTTCTAATGCTAATTTTGCAAGATTCATAACATTCTTCAATTTAACTACTTATAGTATTAATTATCAAACAACAAAAGGAACTGCTTCCCTCTCGGGTAAAATATTTTGAGATCTAAGTTGTAGGTCATCCTCCAATCTTTGAGAAGAAACATTTACAACTTGATCTATAATTACCTTAACTTGTCTATATGTTCTAGTGTTGTCAAAACAACACATCATCATAGCATCTTCTATGGATGAACAATCACAAATCTTCTTACCAATTTTATCAAAAACAGAATAGTAATTTATTTGATCAACTTTTTTTAATTGATTCATTTATCAAGAGTTGCAATATTATTTTGAGATAATGATGTTTTAAAAATATAATTTGAAGTAAAAATTTTATGGAAAGTAGAGTCTTTAATAATCTGCCTTTCCCCTGAGGACAATAATCCCCAACGTATAGTCGCAATATAAAGTTTAATCAGATTTATCATTATTTAATTTTTTCAGTAAACTCTTATTATAATCGAGTTTCTTTCCCCTGTAAAGATTTGGCCAAGTATCTCTTATAATCTCTGCGAGTTTATAAGGTGTTTCCGAAGTAATCATTTCAATAACGTGATGGTATATAGTCAAGGTCTCCAAGGACATCTTCTAACATTATACCATACTATTTGAATCTTTTATCACCAGCAATAAAGCATCTCTGACGCATCCATACCGCATTATGCATAGAAATAATACGGCAATCCGAAAATCACTCGACTTACCGTATTGACTTCAATCAAATGGATTCCATGACCGCGATTCTTTGTTTTAATGTTTCAATCTCGGCCAAGCATTCTTGAAGGGCTTTAGCAATATGTGCGGTTAGTGCTGGTTCATTGACCATCAACGTACCATCGGACAATTCATTAACCAATCGTTCATTAATTGTCTTTAATTGCTGACCAGAAACACCTACATCAACATGACCTTCGTTTCCACTATCTTCGGCCCAGTCAAACTGAATAAAGTCAATCGAATTAATAATATGGGAAGAATTGAATGACGAAGGTGCAATATTGTTCTTCTTGCGTTCATCTGAAAGGAAGTAGTTCGTTCCTATTGCGCCAACATCGGTTTGCCATTCTATGTATCCATTTGCTCTAAGTGCATTAGCAACTGAATCGTTTGGTGTGGTAAGAACGTTTCCCGAGACACCTCTGGATCCAGTTGAATTGAGGTACACCCTGCTACTAGTTATGGTAACTCTTGTGTTAGTACCAAGACTACTCCAAGCGTTAGCAATCTTAAAATAATCATTATCAGAATTGTCTATACCAGCACTCCATCCAGTTACTCCAGTAATATCAAAAGATACAAAAGGATCACCACTGCTTGCTCCATTTGTCCTAAGAGCAAGAAATGCGTTTGCAGTACCAGATCCATTGTTAGTGTTGTAGATCTGCATTGAAGGATTGGTTGTGGCGCCGGGATTAGTGTAAGATGTACCAGTACCTGACATCTCAATCCTGGGATACGTTCTGCGGAATGTATACCTAGTAGCGGAGTTATCTGTAATTATCCAGTCACCACCGTTTAATTGCATGTAATTGTTAGTTCCATTATGGAAAAACAGACAATCTCCCCCGGTTCCCAGCTTAAGACTTTTAAGATCGGGAAAAAGAATATTGCAATTAGCAGTGTCATCAGTATCAGATCTCAAGAAACTACTTGCCTGAGTACCATCAAGAGTATCAGCGTCGAGTCCACTACCGGAACCGTCATTTCCTGCGTGCCATGAGATATTACCATCAATGTATATATCATAAGGACTTATCTCCGTACTACCAACCTGTAAATAATACTCAGTTAGATATGTATTAGAACCTGTTCCAAGTTGAATATAAGATCCAGTAAATGTATCATCAGCATCAGATCTTAAGAAACTTCCACTGTTAATCCCATCAAGAGTATCGGCATCAAGCCCCGATCCAGAACCATCATTACCTCCGTGCCAAATAGTATTTCCATTAAATGTCATTGAGGATGGACTAATTGTCAATGAATTGTCAAACCCATTGGTAGGATGCGATCCAAATGCTCCCGCCATATACCCTAAATGCAAGATGTCGCTAGTATATGCGCCAAATTGCCAGAACCCGTTCTGTGTTTTAATCCCGATAACTGGATCCCAACCACTCCAGGTATCCTGCATAACATGCGGTACGTTACTAGTTGGAGTTTGCATTGAGCTATTCCAACTAAACGATCTACCATCAAAACGATACCCACTTGCGTTACCAACGCTATCAAGCACACCTGTAAATGTGTCATTGGCATCGGACCTCAAAAAACTACCACTATTAATGCCATCAAGAAGATCAGCATCTAGACCTGATCCGGATCCATCGTT